AACAATATACCCTTGAGAAGTTTAAAGAAGGTCATACTGGCAAAAATTTTGTAGTTGAAACACCAAAGTTTGAAACGAAAAAACCAGTCTTTAAGGAAAAAATTAATTTACCAAAGGCATCAACAAATGAGCGTGCTTCTGAATATCTTTTAAGAAGAAAAATAGATCCAAATAAATTTTATTATGCCGATAAATTTATGGAATGGTCTAATACTCAGAAACAAACTTTTGATACAATTTTTAAAGATGAACCACGTATTGTGATTCCTTTATATGACCGTGACAAAAATTTAATTGGTTTTCAGGGAAGAGCACTGAACAATTCACCCACTAAATATATCACCATTATGGTTCAGGATGATGCCCCGAAGATTTATGGATTGGATAACATCAGAACAGATGATCCAGTCTACATTACAGAAGGTCCTTTTGACGCAACGTTCATTTGCAACTCGATTGCTATGTGCGGAGCTGACGTTGATATTAGTGGTTGGGGGATTAACGATGCTATCTACGTATATGATAACGAACCACGAAATAGGGAAATTGTACGAAGAATTTCCGACACAATTGAACGGGGGAGTAAGGTAGTCATTTGGCCTCAAAACATAGAGCAAAAAGACATTAATGACATGGTTCTGGCTGGAATAAATGTCATGGATGTGCTAAAATTAAATACCCACTCTGGTTTACAAGCAAAGATTAAATTTAACAACTGGAAAAAAATATGAGTAACGGAACAAAAGTAGTCAAGAGAAATGGCAGAACCGAACCTCTTGACCTGAACAAACTCCATGTGATGGTAGAAGAGGCGTGTAACGACCTCGCAGGGGTTTCTGCAAGTCAGGTTGAGATGCAGTCTGGTATTCAGTTCTATGACGGCATTACAACGGCAGAGATTCAAGAGATCCTAATTCGTTCTGCAAGTGATCTAATTGATCTAGATCACCCAAACTATCAGTTTGTTGCCGCTCGTCTGCTGCTGTTCGCCACTCGCAAGCAACTTTATGGGCGTATGCATGAGGTACCTACGGTAAAACAGCATGTAGATGAATGCATAAAAAAAGGAGTTTATGATGCAGAAATTGCGGAACTCTATACTGATGAAGAGTTTGATAAACTTCAGTCGTATATTGATCATCACCGTGACTATCTGTTCACTTATGCAGGTTTACGTCAGGTCGTTGACAAGTACCTTGTGCAAGATAGAAGCACAGGAACACTTTATGAGACGCCACAATTTATGTACTTGATGATTGCGGCAACCATCTTCTCTAAATACCCAAAGGAGACTAGGCTCGATTATGTCAAGCGATACTACGACGCAATCAGCAAGCACAAAATCAACATTCCCACACCTATCATGGCGGGGGTTAGAACTCCACTTCGACAATATGCTAGCTGTGTTCTTGTTGATGTTGATGACACCCTCGATTCTATCTTTAGCTCTGATATGGCAATTGGCAAATACGTTGCACAAAGGGCGGGAATCGGCATCAACGCAGGTAGAATCCGTGGCATCAACAGTAAAATCCGAGGCGGAGAAGTTCAGCACACAGGTGTTGTTCCTTTCCTCAAAAAGTTTGAAGCAACTGTCAGATGCTGCACTCAAAATGGCATCCGAGGTGGATCAGCGACTGTTCACTTCCCAATCTGGCACCAAGAAATCGAAGATATCCTAGTTCTCAAGAACAACAAAGGTACAGAAGACAATCGCGTAAGAAAACTTGATTACTCTATCCAAATCTCGAAAATCTTTTACGAAAGGTTCATCAAAAACGAAGAGATTTCCCTCTTCAGCCCTCACGATGTTCCAGGTCTGTATGATGCTTTTGGCACTCCTGAGTTTGATGAACTATATGTTCGTTATGAACGAGATGGATCTGTTTCGAGAAAGACTATTGGAGCTCAAGAACTATTTTTCGACCTCTTGAAAGAAAGAGCAGAAACTGGTAGAATCTACATCATGAACATTGACCACTGCAATTCTCACTCTTCCTTCATGGATAAAGTTGAGATGAGCAACCTGTGTCAAGAGATTACTCTCCCTACGAAACCACTACAACACATTGATGATGAAACTGGGGAAATTGCTCTGTGTATCCTTAGTGCTATTAACGTTGGTAAAATTAGGGATCTTGAAGATCTTAACGTTCTCTGCGATCTTGCTGTTCGGAGTCTTGATGAACTCATTGACTTTCAAGGATATCCCGTCAGAGCAGCAGAGATTGCCACCAGAGCACGTCGTTCGTTAGGAATTGGATTTATTGGTCTGGCACACTACATTGCCAAGTCAATGAGAGGTTATGACGATCCAGAGACATGGAAACTTATTCATGATTTGACTGAGGCATTCCAATATTATCTCATTCAGGCAACTGTTAATCTTGCAAAAGAAAAAGGTGCTTGTGAGTATAGTAGCCGAACAAAATATGGTCAGGGAATTCTTCCCATTGATACATATAAAAAGGAAGTGGATGAAATTGTGCCAAATGAGCTTCACTATGATTGGGAGAGTCTTAGGGCACAAGTTAAGCAGTATGGAGTTAGGAACTCAACACTGTCCGCACAGATGCCTTCAGAGAGCAGTTCCGTTGTGTCAAATGCCACAAATGGAATTGAACCGCCTAGAGGATACTTGTCCATTAAGAAGAGTAAGAAAGGACCCCTTAAGCAAATTGTTCCACAATATGGAACGCTTAAAAACTACTATACTCTTCTTTGGGAGATGACTTCTAACCGTGGATATATCAATGTCGTTGCTGCTATGCAGAAGTTCTTTGACCAGGCAATCTCTGGTAATTGGAGTTATAATCCATTACACTATCCTAACAATGAGATCCCAGTCTCTGTGATGGCACAAGATCTTTTGACTACATACAAATACGGTTGGAAAACCAGTTATTATCAGAACACATACGATATCAAGACTGACGAAATGGATGATTCCAATGAGTCTCTTGATAGTTTAATCTCTCAACTAGAAAACGCCGAGGAGGAAGATTGTGAGTCTTGTAAGATTTAAGACAAATCAAAATAAAAGTACATCGGTCGATTCTATGACCGTTTTTAACGCAGAAGAAGTTGATACTAAAAAGCAACCCATGTTTTTTGGTAAACCTCTTGGAATTCAAAGATATGATTCTTACAAGTATCCAGTCTTTGACAAACTCACAACACAACAACTTGGGTATTTCTGGAGACCTGAAGAGGTCTCTCTTCAAAAAGACCGTGCAGACTATCAGACATTACGCCCTGAGCAAAAGCACATTTTTACCAGCAATCTCAAATACCAGATTATGCTGGATTCCGTACAGGGTCGTGGTCCTGGGATGGCATTCATCCCTTATTGTTCACTGCCCGAATTGGAAGCATGTATGGAAGTCTGGGGATTCATGGAAATGATCCATAGTCGTTCCTATACTCATATCATTAAGAATGTCTATTCAGATCCCTCAGATGTGTTTGATCACATTCTGAACGATGATCGTATTGTAGAACGTGCCATGAGTGTGACTCAGGCATACAATGACTTCATCAATGCCGCACACCAGTATGATAATTCACAAGAGTGGGCACACGCATTAGAAGGAGTTTCCTATGCACAAGAAGCAAGATATGAACTTAAGCGCAAGCTCTTCAGAGCAGTTGCAAACGTTAATATTCTTGAAGGTATTCGCTTTTACGTATCCTTTGCTTGCAGTTTTGCTTTTGGCGAACTCAAGCTTATGGAAGGAAGTGCAAAAATTATCTCACTGATTGCCAGAGATGAGAATCAGCACCTTGCCATTACTCAGAACATTCTGAACAAATGGAAGCAAGGTGATGATCCAGAAATGGCAAAAATAGCAAAAGAAGAAGAACAATGGTTGGTTAAAACCTTTGAAAATTGTGTAAATCAAGAAAAACTTTGGGCAGAGTACCTGTTCAAGGATGGATCTATGATTGGTTTGAATGACAAACTGTTACAACAGTATGTCGAATGGATTGCCAACCGCAGAATGAAAGCAATCGGACTTAAACCAATCTATGACATTCCTGCAAAGAACAATCCACTACCTTGGACAGAGCATTGGATCTCTTCGAAGGGTCTTCAAGTGGCACCCCAAGAAACAGAAGTCGAATCCTACATTGTTGGAGGAATCAAACAAGACGTTACCGAAAATACTTTTGCAGGATTCTCTCTGTAAAGGAAATTGTAAGTGTAACTGCATAAAAACAGAAGATGTATTAAATTCTTATAAGGAAGCCGCTCAAGTAGATGATTATTTGTTTGGCAACTATGATGTATATGATTCATATAAGCAAGAGGGTCAATGACCCTCTTTTTTTATAAATACCCCTATAAGGGTATTAGATAGTAGTAATGAAAGCTTTAACGCCATCAGAATATCAGGAACTTAGATCTTTATATGAAAGCATATATCTTCCTAAGATTGAAACTGTTCTTGATGAATTTACTGATGAAGAGTTAGATGAACTAACTGATGAATATATTAAAGAAGAAGTAGAATCTTTTTTCCTTGAGTGCTTGGATGAGGGATTAGATATTACTGTTCTGGAGGAAGTAATTTGTGAATCTATTGATGCTTCTTTGGAGATTCTTTCTGAAGCAACTGTGACTACAGGGCAAGGATCGAGGATGGCAGCAAGAGCTAGACTTGACCGTATGAGAAGTGCAAAAAGAGGTGAAGCTTTAAAGAGAGTAAAGTCTGCTGTAAAGTCTGCGGCTAAGGGAACAATTGGTCTTGCTGCAAGAGCAGCCGGAACCGCAGTAAGAGCAGGTAGCGCAGCTGCTACTTCTGCTAGGAAAGGGTATGAGAGAGGTAGGTATGGGTCTGGAGGATCTTCTTCCAGTTCCTCCGATGACTCATCATCTAGTTCTTCGGATAGTGAGTCTTCTACTAGTTCTTCATCTTCTAGCAGTGGGTCTTCTACCACTCCAGCAAGAAGGAAAGATGGTCTTCTTAAGAGAGGATTGAAAAAGATTGTCAGAGGTGTCGGAAAAACTGTAAGCACCGGTCTTGGTGCTGCTAAAGCAGCGTCTGATTATGTTGTCAATAGAGCAGCAAAGCAATAAATATAAATATTATTAAAGTATTAAAGATAAGAAAATGCTATCGCTATCTTCGTCTACGCTTGCTTCGATTAATGAAGCATACTCTTCAATTTATGAAGAAACTATTGAGATCGATCTTCTCGATCAAGTTGTAGAAGAAATCTCCCTTGAAATGATTGATGAGGGATATGATATTCAAGAGATTGAAGAGTCTTTTGATGATGACTTGATCCAAGAAATTATTGATGAAGCAAAAGTTTCTTATGGTCATGACACCGAAAGTCCTTCTGAGCGTCGTCAACGTGCCAAGGCAAAGGTTGGTGAAAAGAGAGCAGAAGCACGTAAGGCAGCAGTTAAAGGTGCAGTCAAGAAAGCGGGAGAAAAGGCATCTGCAGCAAAAGCAGAGGCAAGTCGCCGTGCTGGAAACGTTGCTGTAAGAGCAAAGGCAGGTGTTACTAGAGCAGCCATGAAGGCGACTAATGTATCACCAATGGATGTTCCTACAAAGGCAGGTAAGCAGCGTAAGTCGGCAGATACTTTTGTTGCTGGTCGTAAGGCAGATAGAGATTCTGCTAAGGCAGTCATCAAAAAGAAAGTTGGTGATAAGTATAGAGGTGCTAAAGCAGCAGCAGGAATTGCCGGATCTATTGCTAAAGATGAAGCAAAAAGAGCAGGAAGAAAGGTAGCACACACTGCTGGTAAGGCAGCACAGGCAGTCAAGGATGCTCCTGGTAAGGCAGCAGGTGCTGCTAGGAGAGGTCTTAAGGGTCTGATTAAGAGGGGTGCCGAGAAGGTTGCTAGTGCTGCTGGAAAGGTTGCTAAGAGAATGACCGAGGAAGTTGAAACCTATGATGTAGTGGTCGAGTTCTTGTGCGATCAGGGCATCGCAGAGAATCTCCAGGAGGCACAATGGATGATGGTCAATGAAGTTGACTTTGAAGACATTGATACTATTCTGGAGGCATATGGACTTGATGAGGCAGGGAGAATGCACAGTGCATCTGCACAACAAGCAGGATTCCAGAGAATTAAAGATATTGAATCTGGCGGATCAGGTGTTGGTAAAGTTAGAAGTGATGATGAAATTAGAAAAGAAAAGGGTGGACAAGCATTTTTAGATAAACTTGCTGCAACAAAGAAAAAAATGAAGTGATATAAAACTCACATAATCTATCAAGGGGGTTGACAACAACCCTCTTTTTTATTAGACTAGGTTTGTCGCCGTTAAAGATAAATAATAGCTCATTGAGATTTATAAGATGAGCTATGAGAATCCATGGAGATATGATGGCAAAGTTTTTGACTCTGATGATATTGGGAACTACTTTGGCTTTGTTTACTGTATTACCAATAAGTACAACGGACGATCGTACATTGGTAGAAAGTATTTCTGGTCGTTTAGAAAACCACCAGGAAAGAAAAGAAAAGTAAAACAAGAATCCGATTGGAAGCGATATTACGGATCTTGTCCGGAGTTGAAAGAGGATATAAAATTATATAACAAAGAGAATTTCAATAGAGAAATACTGAGTCTTCATGAAACTAGAGGTCTTTGTAATTATGAAGAGACCAAACAGTTGTTCTTAAATAATGTCTTATCTGAGTCACTTGACAACGGAACTCCTGCATACTATAATTCCAACATTCTCGGTCGCTACATGCGAAAAGATTATGGTAACTTTGGAAGACACTCTGAAGACGACTCATGATTGGGCAGTTGACAGAATGCACACTCTATGCGAAATAGAGACCTATGACGTGTTAGAATCCGTAGAGAATGCTCATGCAATTCAATCAGAGTTTGCTGAATGGTTAAATCCTGATATTGAAGACCATGAGATTTATTCTTTAGAGTATATTGGAGAAGAGTAATTTTTCTATATACTTTGTGCCAAACAAGTGCGATTTGATTTGGATGTCGAATTCAATTGATTTAATGTTTAAAAAATTCATTGCTGCCTCAATTCTTGTCACTGCTTCAGCTGCTTGTGCTTATCCAAGTATCAGTGAAATCAAGAATCCTCCTGCCGTTGATGTAACTGTCAATGCAGAGAAAGCAGTTCCTATCGAAGTGGTAGAAAAAACTTGGAAGTGCCCAGGATGTAATACTAATGAAAAATATGTCCTGGAAAAACTCCAAGAAAAAACCAAGATCTCAGATCGCAATGCTCTTGCTACGATTATGGGAAACATTAAATCGGAAAGCAACTTCCATCCCAATATTTGTGAGGGAGGTGCTAGAGTTCCTTACAATCGTTGCTATAGCGGTGGTTACGGGCTCATTCAGTGGACCTCTACGAACCGTTATCTGGGGTTAGGTAAGTTCGCTAAGAAGTATGGTTATAATCCTTCTACACTTGAAGGTCAGACAGCATACATGATTAACGAGTATACTTTCCAGAAGTATCTTCCTGAATTTGAAGGTAATGGTCAAACAGTTGACCAATATATGGTTGCTGCTTACTATTGGTTGGGTTGGGGCATCAAAGGATATCGTCAACAGTATGCATACGATTATACTAAAAAACTTGTCTGGTCATGATCAAAAAAATAATCAAGAGTATCAAAAAGGTATTCATTCCCCGCAGTGAATTTCTCATTGAGGAGAAATCTAAAGAAAACTATGTTGGTGTTCCTGCTCCTGTAAGCACTCCTACTGATTCTTGGTTTTCTGAACCAGTGAAAACCGAAAAGGTTATTGCCTACGAAAAGCATGTTGCTCAAAAAATTGAGGAGCAGAAGTTTATTGAGGCAGCACAACCCAAAAAAGAACCAGAAGACATTCATCAACAGATGTATGCACGTGCTTCCAAACACTGGGCAACTTGGCAAGAGAATGTTGGAGGTTCTGAAAACTTCCAGTCTGGTCCTGGTGGTTGGAACTCTGGTACTGGTATGGGGCAGTTTAAATGAATGAAGACTGGCGTTATTCTGAAGAACGAATGGAGTTGAGGCAAAAAGTTTACACAATTCTTCTTGCCAGATTTGGTTCTCAACTTGATAGTAATGGAGAACCATTATATAGTATGGAGTC